TTACCCATTATCCGCCATTTCTACCGCCACTTTATCGCCACTCATCGCCAATGGGTTTAGCTTAACAGCATCTTCTAAATGGTCAGGGGCAAAGTGGGCATATCGCATCGTCATTTTAATATCAGTATGGCCGAGGACGCGTTGCAGGACCAGAATATTACCACCATTCATCATAAAGTGACTGGCGAAGGTGTGACGCAGAACGTGGGTCAGTTGCCCTGCCGGTAATTCGATGCCTGTTCTCTCAAGAGCAGACCTAAACGCGCCATAACAATCACTAAATAGCCGACCTGCTCGGTCATCCGGTAGGGTGTTAAATAGCTCCTTGCTAATAGGGACTGTGCGGTTTTTTTTGCCCTTCGTGTTGATATAAGTGATTTTGAAATTTGTGAGCTGACTTTTTTTTAATTGTTCGGCTTCAGACCAACGTGCGCCAGTCGCAAGGCAAATTTTTACCACATTGACCAAATCCTGATTTTCATGGCGCTGACATTCAGCAAGCAGTACGGCGATCTGTTCCTGATTTAGCCAAGCCATTTCCATTTCTTCAGTGCGGAAAGGGCGCATATTTTTTAGCGGGTTTTCTCCTTTCCATTCGCCAAGCCGATTAAGCTCATTGAACACTGCGCGAAAGTAGGCCAGCTCAAGATTAAGTGTTCGAGGCGATACCTCTTTAACCCTATTTGAACGGGCATATTCACCCTTTAGCCTCTTTTCCCGGTAGCGGGAAAACATCTGCGCATCGAAATCGCGTGCGAGCGGTTCGCCCATACACTCAAAAACATGATGCATCGCTAACTGGCGTTTGAGACCGTCTTTGAGGGTAATACCGTGAGCGCTATACCATGAGTCAATTAGGTCTTTTAACGTGCGTCTGTCTTCCTTTTCTTCCTGCCACGGGTTTTGTACTGTGTACTGTTCAAACGCCAGCGCCTCGCCTTTGGTGGCGAATTTCTTTCTGATGCGTTTGCCTTTTGCCCCGTTTGGATAAAGCTCGCAAATCCAGCCGCCAGCAGGGTTTTTACGGATCGCCATCAGTTAACCTCACTGTAGATACCCACTACACGACCAATCAGTTTTATCTCATCAAAGCCGCATTCAAAGGGCACTTTCCCACCTGCAACGTGGAGTTTCTTACCGGGGAGAATGGTTAACTCGCGAATGCTGTTTGCTCCTTCAATATCTACCAACCATAGGCCATCGGAATGTGGTGAATCTTGATCAACAAAATGCAACTTTCCTTCTGCTCGAACTGCAATCCCTTTTGATATCTGCGTACTCAAAATATTAGGGTCAACGCTCAATATGGAATTTTTCTCAAGAACACCATCCTTGAGAATATAAAGATCCATTTTTTTAGGATCAGTGATTGAAGGGCTGGTTTCGAATTTTTCCCCCTCCCCGGTCAGAATCCACCTGAGACTTGCACCAGTTTCAAGCGAGCAGAACGCCGCTAAATCGTAAGAGATAGTGCCGCGTGTGTATCGGTTCTGCAGGGAACTTGGTGACATTTCAAAGTGATTTGCGAGCTGCAATTTTTGGGTGAAGCCATAAACAGAGATGATCCTGTCAAGGATAGTTAGAGGCTCAAAAGTGTTTTTGTTTATGCTCATTAGTGTTTTCCATGTTGACCAATGCTCAAAAGTTAATTACATTGCTCATCAGTGAGGTGTGTATGTTGGCAAACATTGGGGAATGAGAGGCCAACATTGTCTAAAACAGTAAATAGGGAATCATGCATCATGGCTTCTGAAATCGCAATCATCAAAGTACCAGCCCCCATCGTTACCCTGCAGCAGTTTGCTGAGCTGGAAGGTGTCTCCGAGCGTACTGCTTATCGCTGGACAACTGGTGATAATCCTTGCGTGCCAATTGAACCGCGCACAATACGTAAAGGTTGTAAAAAAGCCGGTGGTCCCATCCGCATTTACTACGCACGTTGGAAAGAAGAGCAAATGCGTAAAGCTCTGGGTCATTCACGTTTTCAACTTGTTATTGGTTCGTAATTCACTTTATGGCAAAGGTAAGGGGGGATCATGTTTGATTATCGTGTTTCCAAACATCCGCATTTTGACGAAGCCTGCCGGGCTTTCGCGCTGCGTCACAACATGGCGAAGCTGGCAGAACGCGCGGGAATGAATGTCCAGACGCTGCGCAACAAGCTGAACCCGGACCAGCCGCATCAGCTCACACCGCCTGAAATCTGGCTGCTTACCGATCTCACTGAGGACTCAACCTTGGTTGACGGCTTCCTGGCACAGATTCACTGCCTGCCATGTGTGCCGATGAACGAAGTGGCAAAAGAGAAGCTGCCGCATTACGTCATGAGCGCTACTGCTGAAATCGGACGTGTTGCTGCCGGTGCCGTATCGGGTGATGTGAAAACCACCGCAGGCCGCCGCGATGTTATCAGCAGCATTAACTCTGTAACTCGTCTGATGGCACTGGCTGCCGTTTCCATGCAGGCGCGTTTGCAGGCTAACCCGGCGATGGCAAGCGCGGTGGATACCGTGAAGGGCCTCGGCGCTTCGTTCGGCCTGATCTGAGGTGGTTATGCTGACTAAAGAACCATCTTTCGCGTCACTTCTTGTAAAGCAAAGCCCGGCAATGCACTACGGTCATGGCTGGATCATGGGGAAGGATGGTAAGCGCTGGCACCCGTGCCGCTCTCAGGATGAACTGCTGGCTGACCTGTCCACAACCAAACAGGGGAAATCATGGCTATTGAAGGCGCTACGGCGACTGTTCCATTAAGCCCCGGTAAACGCCTGGACGGACTGAACCATATTGCGGAATTGAGGGCTAAAGTGTTTGGTCTGAATATTGAGCCGGAGCTTGAAAGGTTTATTAAAGATATGCGCGACCCACGCGACGTAAATAATAAACAGAATGAGCGGGCACTGGCAGCCATTTTTTATATGGCAAAAATTCCGGCAGAACGTCACGGCGTCAATATTAGTGATCTGACTACTGACGAAAAGCGGGAACTGGTGAAAGCAATGAATCATTTTCGTGCAGTGGTGAGCTTATTTCCAAAGCGGCTAACCATGCCGAATTAACCCACAACAGAAATTAATGGCGTAAACCCGCCGGGCTTCTTATTGCCCAAATTCAGGAGAAACAAAGATGCGAAATATTGAAACCCGTACCACTAAAACCGGACCAGATGATGCTGGACTCAACCTGCTGCTGACTGAGGCACGCAAAGAAGAACGCCGTGGACGCGCAGATGTGATGGCTGCACGTCTGGACTCTTTGGCAGCCCGTATCGTGTCACGTCAGCTTAACCATACAGAAGCGGCTGAGTTGCTGCGTCAGGAAGCGGTGAAGATTCAGAACGAAGCGCAGGAGATCCACTGATGGCTGATTCTATGGACCTCGTACAGCAGCGCGTTGAAGAAGAACGCCAGCGCCACATCCACACCGCCCGCAATAAAACGCCGGGCGTTTCCCGTGTTCTCTGCATTGATTGCGATGCACCGATCCCGCCAGCACGCCGCCGCGCCATTCCGGGCGTGCAGTGCTGCGTCACCTGTCAGGAAATCGCAGAGCTGAAAGGCAAACACTACAATGGAGGTGCTGTATGAGCACCATCCTGAAATGGGCGGGAAATAAAACCGCCATCATGCCGGAACTGATTAATCACCTTCCTGCTGGCCCGCGACTGGTTGAACCTTTCGCGGGTTCATGCGCTGTAATGATGGCGACAGACTATCCTCATTATCTTGTCGCAGATATTAATCCAGATTTAATTAATCTGTATCGTTCTATTACAGAAGATACAGAAAACTTTATTAATCTTGCTAAGGCGGTTTTTGAAAGATTTATTGTCGCTGAAAATTATTATCGTGTGCGTGAAGCGTTTAACCACGATCCGCAATTAGACCGACTGCACCGTGCTGTATATTTTCTTTATCTAAACCGCCATTGTTATCGTGGGTTATGCCGCTACAACCTAAGCGGTGTATTCAACGTCCCTTTCGGTAATTATAAAAAGCCGTATTTTCCTGAGAGTGAAATTCGCGCATTTGCTGAGAAAGCGAAGCGAGCCACCTTTGTTTGCGCTAACTACGAAGAAACGTTGTCTTTGTTGCAGACGGGCGATGTGATTTATTGCGACCCTCCTTATGACGGGACTTTTAGTAATTACCACACTGCCGGTTTTACAGAGGACGATCAGTATCGCCTGGCGTCTATTCTTGAGCGCCGCGCGTCAGAAGGCCATCCGGTCATAGTTTCAAACAGTGACACCTCACTTACTCGCTCCCTTTATCGGAATTTCACCCATCACCGCCTTACCGCAAACCGCAGTATGGGCGTTGCGGCTGGTGACGGTAAGTCTGCCGTGGAAATCATTGCTACCTCAAAATCGTGTCACTGGCTTGGATTTGATCCTGCAACCGGACCTAACTGCAGCGTGAAGTATGAGGTGCAGGCGTGAGGGCAACGGCGTTTATTCGTGCTTACATTATAGGGTGTCAGAATGTCTGACACCGTTTTCCCCTACGCATGGAACGCCCCGCGCCCTGCAATCGGTGGTTTTAAGCAAGCCGATGCGGCGCCGGGGATCATGTATCTGACGCCGGACGGCAATCGCAAGCGTTTGTCGATTGCCGAACTGGCAGAAACGGATGAAGCACCAGACCGGGGCCGGGCGGTTCGTCGTCGCCTGGCTTCGCTGCCTCATTTTGTCCGTCGTATGTATGCTCAAAAACTTGAACAGGTAGACCGTAAAGGCAAACAAGCGGCTGATGTCTGGCTTATCAATACCTTTGAACGATTCGTTCTGAGTCGCATAGATCAGGTCAATGAGCAATATCTGCCGCAGGGGGTTATGCCTGCGGCTTTGTTGCCTCTGCGTGAACAATTCTGGCGCCTGCTTTGGGCTGGCAAAAGAGAGCTGAAACGACTGGCGCATAACCTTGCTGACCTGTTGGGTAGCGAGTTTAACCGCGAGTTTGATTTCCAGATGGCCCGCACGTCCGATCCCCATTTCTCCACCCTTTCAGGTTATGGCCGCATGGGGTTTCTTGCCAATCACCTCAAAACGTCGGTTCCGTGCTGGACGGCCTACTGCAAAGAAGAACTGGAGGCGGAAGACGCACTGAGAGCAGTGGCCCGCCTGCAGTCTCCGCAGTGGTGGCTTAATCGTCTGCGCCGTATGCATGCTCGCTGGCGTGAGCATCTGATGGTTGCGGCCGGGTATGTTCACAAAAAATCCGCACCGTACTGCAGTGACCCATGTTTGCAGGAATGGACGGCGCAAAAGAAAGCCAACCGCGAATTTCTGAAAGCGATGGAGCTGGAAGATGAGGACACCGGAGAGCGCGTATCGCTGATTGATAAAGTGGCCGGCAGCGTTGCCAACCCAGCCAACCGACGCCGTGAACTGATGGCGCGCATGCGTGGGTTCGAAGATTTAGCGAATGAGGCCGGGCTGGCCGGGGCGTTCTTCACGCTTACCGCTCCATCCAAATACCACTCAATGCAGTACGACGGGCGCCGGAACAACAAATACAGCGGCGCGTCACCGCGTGAAACGCAGAAATATCTTTGCAAAGTATGGGCGCGCACGCGTGCGGCCTGGCTGCGCAATGGTATTCGCGTGTTTGGCTTTCGCGTTGTTGAGCCTCACCACGACGAAACCCCGCACTGGCACCTCCTGCTTTTCATGCGCCCGGAGCATATCGAACCGGCAACAGCAATCTTTCGTAAGCACGCCATGCGTGAGGATGGGAATGAGCCTGGCGCCGCTGAAAACCGCTTCGAAATGAAACCCATCGAGAAAGAGAAGGGCAGCGCAACGGGCTATATCGCCAAATACATTTCAAAAAATATTGATGGCTATCAGCTTGATGACGATCTGGATGATGAAACCGGCAGGCCTCTGAAAGAAATGGCCCGCCGCGTAAGTGCCTGGGCGTCTCGCTGGGCGATCCGTCAGTTCCAGCAAATAGGCGGCGCACCGGTAACTGTTTGGCGTGAATTACGTCGCCTCGGTGATCGTGAGCTGGTCCTGCACCCTGAAATTGAGCCAGTGCGTCAGGCCGCCGACAGCAGCGCGTGGGATTTGTACGTGAGTGCGCAGGGGGGGCCGCTGGTTCCCCGTGATCTCCTGCGCGTGCGCCTCAGCTATGAAGTGACTGAAAACGGCAACCTCTACGGGGATGACGTCTCCAAAATTTCCGGCGTTTATTCCCCGATCCGTGGGCCGGAATCGCTGATTCATACGCGCACTACCAAATACAAAATTGTGCCGAAACGTCAGGCCGACGGCGTTTCCGGTTTTGACCTTGATTTTTCAGGCGGCCCCGCCGCCCCTCGGAGTTCTGTCAATAACTGTACGCGGGAGCCGCGGGAGGTTGGAAAACGCGCCGAACCTGGCGGCACGCTCATGAATGACTGTGCCAGCTGGGCGGATATGGGCTCTTTATCCCGGAAAGAAAAACGGGTGATAGCGCAGCGGCTGAGCGAAGCGGCAAAGGCATCCAACAAGCGTGTAAAAGTGAGGCCAAAAACCAGCCCTATGACGGAGAAGGAAAAGCAAATTAGTGAGCTGCTGGCTCTGCGTGGCGTGGATGCCAGTGCCGGAATGGTCCGTTCGTTGATTTCTGGCGCGGTGGTTGCCTTTGGCGATCAGGTGTTAACGGTTGATGAAGGGCGCCTTACTGTCCGAAATCGTGCTGCGGCAGGTGTTCAGTGTCTACCGTCCAAGATTGTGGAGATTAAACAGCAGGCGGATGACCTTTTGAACCGAATGAAGCGTGCATTTTCAGCGCGGGAATAGCCCGTGATCAACATGGTCAGGTCTGACGGTGAGTGAAGTTAATGATTAACCTCAGCAAACAGACTCATCTGATTGATTGATAAAAAATATTTTACAACCTCAAAATCCTTCTATACTGTATGTATAAACAGTGGATATATATACAGTTGTCGGTATCTCTTCCTGGTGATGCTGGCTGGTTTATCCCGTAGTGAGGATAGGAGGGAAAATGCAGGACTATCTTTTGGAGTCGTTGAAACTCCAGCGTATTGATTTCTTTATTAAGCTTGTAGCGGCTAGTGAGTGTAGCGAAGAAGAGAAACGCCTTGCGATCCAGTGGGTGTCGGAACTGACGGACGAGCTGATGGCGAAAATTCGTAACCATGATTACGGCCAGACAATGGATGTTGTCAACTAAAGGGGGCTTTATGCGCATTGAAATAATGATCGATAAAGAGCAGAAGATAAGCCAGGCAACACTGGAAGCCATTGAATCCGAGCTTTACCAAAATTTGCGCCCTCTCTATCCAAAAACGGAAATCCGCATACGTAAGGGAAGCGCCAATGGCCTGGAGCTGAGCGGCTTAAAACTGGACGAAGATAAAAAGCGGGTAATGGAGATTTTGCAGCAGGTCTGGGAGGACGATAGCTGGCTCCACTAACTAACCTTGCTGGCGGCAGAATTACTTTTCTGACGCCAGCAAGGTTTAACAACGAGTGTAGCGAGGCGTTAGGATAGAATCCTCTTTCATCAATAAGGTGCCTATACAGCAACATCATGTAGTTCAGACACCATGGTCTTCATTGAAGTTGGAGTCGAAAGGTTATGATAAACATGCTTTTGATGATACATTTCTGCCTTTAGTAGTCGTTTTATATCTATAAATCAACTATTTCAATAGCTTATGAATGATTGCTTTATGGTATTGAAGTCGCTCGATGTCTTAGCCATTCTTAGCTAAAATAGGAGGCGTTAACGGAGAGGAAGTTATGTCTAAAATTTATGCAATTGACCTTTTTTGCGGTGCGGGTGGTTTGACCCATGGACTAATACAAGCTGGGATAAATGTAATTGCTGGGATTGATTTAGATCCGGATTGCCAGTGGGCCTATGAGCATAACAATAAGACTAAATACATAAATTCGGACATTAGCGATGTGACCGGACAGGATCTGATGCGTTTGTGGCCCTCAGATGGTCTAAGGTTGCTTGCTGGTTGTGCTCCATGCCAACCATTCTCGAGCTATCGCAAGGGTAAAATTGAGTCTGAGGACGGTAAGTGGAAGCTTTTAGGTGAGTTTGGTCGTTTGGTTAAAGAGTGCGATCCTGATCTGATAACTATGGAAAATGTTCCAAGGTTACAAAAGCATAAGATTTTCACTGAGTTTGTAAAAGACCTTAAGACCAGTGGGTATAAAGTTTGGCATGGTATTGTAGATTGCCAACAATACGGTGTTCCTCAGAAAAGACAGCGATTAGTTTTACTTGCTTCAAAGATTAACGACGTTGCGTTAATCCCTCCAACTCATTCAGAAGACAATTACGTGACAGTTAAAGATGTCATTTCGCATTTGCCGGAGATAAAACCAGGTCAGTCTGATGCTAAAGACCCCCTGCATGTGGCTCAAGGTATGAGTCCATTGAACTTAGAAAGGATACGCCAATCAAAACCCGGTGGAACATGGAAGGATTGGGATCCAGAGTTGGTGGCAGCGTGCCATAAAAAAAGTAGCGGTAAAACCTATACTAGTGTTTACGGACGTATGAAATGGGACGAGCCAGCTCCTACAATGACCACACTTTGTTTCGGATTTGGTAATGGTAGATTTGGTCACCCACAGCAGGATAGGGCTATCTCTTTACGTGAGGCTGCAATCCTTCAAAGTTTTCCGGGCAACTATGTTTTTTCTGAACCTGGCGAAAAGATCACATTTGCTACTGTGGGCCGCTTGATCGGAAATGCAGTTCCGGTAAAACTAGGGGAGGTAGTTGGGAAGTCACTTATTAATAGTCTATGAGGGGAAGCAGGGCTGATGGCGGAGCACAGTGAAGTTTTACCGCAGGGTGAATTATCTACGCATACATATGAGATGCAGGTAAGTTTGAGCGTCTTAGGGCATCTGGGTATCAACCTCTATAGTAATGTGGCTGCAGTGATTACTGAAACTGTTGCTAATGCTTGGGATGCTGATGCTTCCGAGGTTCATATAAAACTTACACCTGACGAGATCACTATATCAGATAATGGTTTTGGAATGACCATTAATGATATGAATTCAAAATACCTAACTGTTGGTTACCAAAAAAGAAATAATAAAGACCAACTTTTAACTCCCAAGGGGCGTTTGCCCATGGGAAGGAAAGGTATAGGTAAATTATCATTATTTTCGATTGCAAAGACAGTAATCGTTGAATCTATTAAAGATGGCGAGCAACACGGCTTAATTATGGAAGTGCCCGCAATTGAACATGCTATTAAGAGTGGCGCAGGTAGATATTACCCGGAGCCGCTTGATGCATCTCAGGTTACTGTTAGCCAAGGCACTCTTGTAACTTTACGAGATTTAAATCGTTCCCGAATACCTGCAACTGCATCAGCGCTGCGTAAAAAATTAGCCAGACGATTCTCAATTATTGGTAGCAACGATTTTAAAGTTTATGTAGATGGGGTTGAGGTTACTGCAAAAGAGCGTGAAGATTTAAAGCATGTTCAGTTTGTGTGGGATCTTAATTCTGGAATAGATTTTTTAAAGGAATGTCCAGGGCTAATTACAGTAACTGATATATCCTCTGCCTTGGTAGAGAGTCCGCGTTTCGATCCAAAATGGAACATCAAAGGATGGATTGGAAGTATTAAACAACCTAGTCAATTAAATACCCCAGAAGGGAATCTTAACAGCATAGTTGTTTTGTCTAGGGGAAGATTGTTCCAAGAAAATATTTTGGATGATATCAATGATGGCGGTATATATACAAAATATCTAACTGGTCAGCTTGAGGCGGATTTTTTAGATACAGATGAAGATGAAGATATTGCAACAAGCGATAGACAACGTGTTGTTGAGGATGATCCTAGATATCAATACCTTAAGTCATTAGTTAAAATTGCATTGCGAAAAGTTGCTGGTCAATGGAGCGCTTTACGTGAAATGCAAGGTGCTAAGGAAGCAAAAGAATCAAACCCTGTTCTTGTGGAATGGATTAGCTCATTAAAACCAGCTTCACAAGGATATGCGGAAAAAATGATTGCTCAGATTGAGTCTTTACCTCTAGAAGATAAGCCTCAAGAGAAAAAGGAGTTATTCAAGCACGCTATCTTTGCGTTTGAGCGTTTACGAATAAAAGAAATGTCACGGGAATTAGCCGAGGCAGTTATATTTAATGCTGAAAAACTGTTGCCGCTTCTAGAAAAACAAGATGATCTAGAGGCTACGCTATATTATGAAATTGCAAAAAGTCGAGTGGATGTTATTCAAAGCTTCAAGGGGCTGGTTGATAACGATGAAAAGGAAAAGGTTTTACAACGTTATCTTTTTGAGCACCTTTGGTTATTAGACCCTTCTTGGGAAAGAATTGATGGTTCCCAAATTATGGAATCTAGAGTTAACCAAGAGTGGGATAAAATTGATGCTGGGCTTACTGATGATGAGCGAAAAGGACGTATCGATATAAAATATCGTTCATCGGCAGGTAAGCATATTATCATTGAGCTTAAAAGGGCAAGTGTATTGACTTCTGTTGCAACGTTGGTAGCCCAAGGAAATAAATACAGACAAGCTGTGATTAAATGCGCTAAAACTATGGATCCATCATCAACGCCATCAATAGACGTCATTTTTGTTTTGGGTCGTGAACCTTCAGATTATTCTTTCGACCCTTCATACACTAACCTTCAGTTACAGTCTGTTAATGGCAGAGTTGTTTACTATGACGGTTTAATCAACAGTGCTCAAAATTCGTATCGGGAATACACTGAGAAGCAAGCCACCGTTGCTCGGATTGCTGAGATTGTAAAAAAGTTAGACGATTAAATTTTAAGCATCTGCTGAATGCATGACTATGCTGCATGAAAATGAATGATCGTTAGAGGATCGTTTATGTCCAAGCCCGCCAGTTCTGGCGGGCTTTCGCCTATATCGTGCAGGTGCATGAAAACCACTACGTAAAGCGGGCAGGCGTGGCGGGGCTACGAGCGCGCGGTTTTGGGGTTAATCGCGGTTTTGGGCCCTCAATGTCGGGCGGGCATGATCATTTTTTGGGGCTGGTCGTGCGCGCCTGCGTCGTGGTGAGGCGCTGCGTTTCGTCGTGAGCTGCCAGGTGGCGAAAGCGCAGGACCGCTCAGCGAGGCGCTGAGGCGCTCTGATGGTGAGGCAGGGCATAAGGGAATAAAAAAACCGCCCGGGGAAGGGCGGTTGATATCAAAGGTTGGCCAGGTGGGCGTCAGTCTTCATCGGTCAGGTAGGGGTCAAAGCGTATCACCTCATCACCCAGCCACTCGTTAACTTCTTTGATGCGGCCCTGCAAGGGGGTAAGTTCGTTGCGAACGAAAACGCGCGCCGCTTTTTCCACATCGCCAAACCCGCCGGTATTCGTTGGAATAATCCCCATCAGCTGCGGCGGCACGCGGTGAGCTGCCAGCATGTCATCACGGCTCACATTTTTGATGTTAAGAAACTCATCTTTCGCTGCGACTTCTGACAGCGGGATGATCTGAAT